CCATTCGCTGACACATTCCCAACTGTATTAAAAATATCAGGAACTTGTTATGAATTTGCAAATGAAAACGGTGCAAGTGGTCCAGATTACACCCTTTACACATCTTATGTGGATTGTGCTACGTGTCAAGCTTCAACTCCAACTCCAACTCCGACTCCAACTCCGACTCCTAACCCTACGTGTATAGGAATCTCAGTAGCTCAAAGCACTATTAGCGGTAATGACGCATGTGAATCTACTAGATATGAAACAAAATATTTTGATTCAGGCTCGTTCTGTTCAGCAACTGTTTATTATGGAGCAGACAATACTTGTTCATCTTTATCTGGCGCTGTGTATGTTACAGATGGTAGTTATTCAAGATATTGGAACGGCACTTCGTTCACTTCTTGTACAGGGTGTCCATAATATTAATTTTATTTTTTAACTTAGATAAAATTTAATCTAATGCAATACATAAACAACTTCATATCTGTTGAAGATTCTCAATATATAATAAATTTAATTAATCAAAATCATACACGCTCTTCCGTAGTTGAAGGAGTTTCTGATAGAACAGCTATCTCGGATTATAGAACTTCAAGTACTTCTAATCTTGATATGAATGACCCTGTAATTTCTAAAATAAACAATAAAATAGCAGACTTACTTAATTTGGATGTTAATAAAGGGGAAGCCATACAAGGCCAAATGTATGAAGTTGGTCAATACTTTAAACCTCATCATGATTATTTTACAGGAGCAGGATATGATATGCATTGTAAAGCGTCAGGAAATAGAACCCATACTTTAATGGTATATCTTAATCAAGATTTTGAGGGAGGGGGAACTAACTTTCCTAAAATAAATCAAATTGTTTTACCCGAAACAGGTAAAGCTTTATGGTGGGAAAATATGATTAATGGCGAGCTGCAAGAAAGTTCTTTACACGAAGGTATGCCTGTTACTGCAGGAAAAAAATACATTATAACTTCTTGGTGGAGAGAGAAATCTTGGGATGGTGCAGGTGATGAAAAACAATATAGTAATTTAAAATCTAAAATAGTTAAAGTAGAAAATCCTTTCCCTAATACAATTAAAGAAAAATTAAAAGTTTACACTGATAAATCACAACTTCCTATAGTAACAGAAAATGGATTTGAAATTAGAAAGTGTCCAGAACAAACTTGGAAAATAATACAAGATGCTTATGGTATATTAAAAAACAAAAACATACCTGAAGAGTTTGAAGGAAAAGAAGATTTTATAAAAGGAGGTGGCACAGAGTTATTACCCTTTGACACTATACCTTCTATTCGAGATTTAATACACTCTCAGCTATTAGACATACATAAAGATTTTTCAAAACAAAATATAACGCCATCTTATGTTTATGGTATAAGGTCTTATTTAAGAGGAGCAACTTTAACTCCTCATTATGAAAGAGTAGAAACTCATCACATTAGCTCCATTATAGTAGTTGATAAAGATTTAAAGTGTGGTTGTCAAAACAAAAAGTATGCAGATGACTGGCCTTTAGATATAAAAGGACATGATGGGGAGTGGTATAAAGTCTATGCTCAACCGGGTGATATGATTTTATATGAATCAGCAGTGTGTGAACACGGAAGAAACGAGCCGTTTGGGGGAACTTTCTTTAGAAATTTTTACACACACTATAAGTATAATCATTAATGATAAATTTTATTCAACTTGACCCTAATGGTTTATGTAATGCAGGTTGTTGGTTTTGTCCTGTAAGCTCAATAGGTAATCCTAAAGACCAGGTTGCTCAAATGGAAGTAGAATTGTTTGAAAAAATAATATCTGAAATTACATTTTTAAAAGGAGATTTAATAAATCCTAATCTTAATTTTATTTACGCATCTCATTTTAACGAAGTGTTATTATATAAACATTTTGAATCTATGTTAAAAGTATTAAATAAATACAATTTAAGTTTATGCTTACTTACCAATGGCGTACCGTTAACGCCAAAAAAAATTGACTTAATAAATAAATATAAACCTGCTGTTAGTATGATTGCAGTAAACGCTCCTGTTTATGAAAAAAGATTGTTTGAAAAAAGAACAGGAATGAAAGAAGTTATGTTTGATAAATTAATAACCAACATAAATTACGCTAAAGATAATTTATATAATCCTGAAGTTTTATTGCTTCAAATAAATGGTATTAATGAAAAATCAAATATTGAAAAATTAAAAAACTTTCCAGACTTAGAGATTGCAGAGATGGAGAGACAGGTTGCTATTGCTAAAGCATTATTTCCTTCTATTAAAATTACGGAACAATGGAATCTTATTGACCGTGCGGGTTTATTAAAAGATGTTATGGTGAATAAATTGCCAGAAGGTGAGGTGGTTGGATGCAGCTCTAAAAGAGATACAGATTGGTTACACATTTCCCCACAAGGTGATGTGTTTTTATGTTGTAATGATTTTTACATGGAGCATAAGTATGGAAATTTAAAAGATAAAACCATAAAAGAGGTTTGGTTGTCTCAACAAAGAATAGATGTAAGTAATAATGCGTTCAATACAATTTGTAAAAATTGTGCTTCTGCTATAATAAAAAAATAACATGCCCTCAATATTTGTAAGTATTGCTTCTTTTAAAGACCCTGAAATATTTTCTACTGTTTTTGATTTGTATGACAAAGCAAGAAATCCTAGTCGAGTGTACGCTGGTGTATTGCTTCAAGACACTGTGTCAGTATTAAATAACTTTAAAGTTCATTTTACAAATCCTAACATAAAGTTTAAACATCTTCTTCCTGAACAAGCTCAAGGTTGTGGTTGGGCAAGAAACTACATAATGAAAAACTTATATAAAAATGAAGATTACTTTTTATTAGTAGATAGTCATAGTAAATTTAAAAAAGGATGGGATGACGAATACATTAACATGCTTAATAACACTCCTACCAAAAGTGTGTTAAGTGGTTTTCCTAGACATTATGAATTTAAAGAACCTTACGATGTTTACAGTCAAAGAAACTTATGCTCTATTTACATACCTAATGATATACCTTTTGTTGGAAAATTTAATGGACCTCACGAACAAAAGTTAGCAAAAAAAGAGAACGAAAGAATTATGAATATTTCTGGAGGAAATATGTTTGGTTCTAAAGAAGTTGTTTCTGCTCTTGTGATTAATGATTTTAATTATTATGGTAACTGTGAACAAGAACTTTACAGTTTATTACTTTACCAATGTGGTTTTGACATCTACGCACCTAGTGAAAATTTAGTGTGGCATAAATATTTTGTAGTAGGAAGAGATGATTACAGGGATATCTTTAAAGAAAAAGACAACAAAATTAATTTTTGGCCACATGCTGCGGACATAAATTGCACCTCAAGGTCTTCTGACTTTTGGTTAAAGGAGTACAATGATTTTATTAATAGGCATAAAAAATAACATAACTTAATAATTCGTAAATTTGTATTTCAATTAATTGATTTTTATGTCGTGTAAAACTATAAATTTAGTATGTCCTATTGGAGCTGTTGGAGATGAATGTACATTTAGGTTTACTTGTTGTGATGGAACTAAATTAGAATACTTAGTTGATACAAATAGAACAGCACAAGTTTGTTTGGAACTTACTTCTAGTGTTCTTGTAACGTCAGTGTCGGGTTCGTGGAATGATGCAGCATCTAATTGTTCTACAAATTGTGGGGATGCAGACAACACCCCTATTGTTACTTTTGAATATAAGCAATATCAAAACTGTAATAATGCTGCAGAAACAGTAATATTTAGAGCTACCTCTGGATATACTTGGCCAGCTGTAGTACAATACAATTCAATTTGCTATCAAACACCTTTAACAACAAGCACAACCTCTACTATAGATGTGTCGGTGTTACCGGTTTATAATGATTGTGCTAGCTGTACAGCAACACCCTCTCCAACACCAACTCCTACTCCTACTCCTACTCCTACTCCAACTCCGAGCCCTGGACCAACTCCAAGTCCTGGACCGACTCCTACTCCTACACCTACGCCTGCTCCATTACCTGAGCTTTGTTTAGGCGGTACTAACGTGGTTTCAATTGTTTTATACACTCCTGTGTCGGGCTCTCCTTTAAATGTATATCAGTTTAATGATAATTATAGTCAATACAGGAATCAACTCGGTATATATGTATTAAGCAATGTTCCTTCGGCTCATCCTATTGCTATATTAAATAACGGAAAAGAATCATTGATTAGTTACACCGGTCAATTTAATGCTGGCTCAGGAACTGCTCCTGACGGTAATTCTTATGATTATTTTTATGGGAATGTATCCATAGTTGTAAATGGAGATTACGGTACTGTAAGCTATGCTTGTTTATACCATGGATATATGGGTGGAGAGAACAACTTACAATATAATTCAACTTTATGTGACTCACCAGGCACACCAACACCAACGCCAACACCAACTCAAACACCAAGTGTTAGTCCAGTTCCGCCAGTGCCTTCGCCAGTGACTACTGAATATACATTGTCTTATAGTCAGTCTTCTCAAGGTTGGCCTTCTTTCTACTCTTATGTGCCTGAGTTTATGATGGGAATGAATAATTATTTTTACACTTTTAATGGTGGTAATTTATTTCAACATAATATAAATGAAACAAGAAATAATTACTATGGTATACAATACAACTCCTCTATTGCTAGTGTGTTCAACGAGCAGCCATTACAAAATAAAATTTATAAAACTTTAAATTTAGAATCTGATAATTCATGGCAAGCAAGTTTACAAACAGATATCCAACAAAACGGATTAATAGAAAGCAATTGGTTTGTTAAAAAAGAAGGTTCGTATTTTGCATATTTAAGACAAGCTGGCAATGTGCCTGCATTGTCAGGGCAGTACGCATTAAGGTCAGCTAATGGGATAGGAAGAGCTTCATCTATTGTAGTAGCGGGGAGTACAGCAACTATTAACTTTTCAACTAGCCCATTGGTTTCAATTGGAAGCATAATAAGCGTAGGGGACTATGTATATTTTTCTGTTCCTTCATACACCACTATAGATTTAGGAGGTGTTGTAACTAATATTCAAGTTGATTTACCAAACAATATAAACAGGATTTTTATTTCAACTTCTGTTACTGGGTCGGTAAATATTCCGATTAATGACCCTTATATTTTATATATAAAAAACAATGAGGCAGAATCTCACGGATTACTAGGGCATTATTGTATATTCACTATTGTGAATACCAATACAACAGCAACGGAACTCTTTGCTGTAGAAAGCGATGTAATGAAAAGCTATCCGTAAAAATTAGTATCTTTGCATAGATGGAGTTTAATATAAAGGAATTAAATCCTTCAGATTATGAGGATGTTTTGGTAGGATGGTGGAAAGATTGGGATTGGCAACCGCCACCTAAAGATTTTTTACCAAACGATGGAGTAGGAGGAGTAATGGTTACACACAAT